TACATCACCAGCTTACTACTTTACCATGGATGATCTACAAGTTGATACCAATGGTACAGCAGTTTACGTTCAAGGTTCCCGCGCTGCAGGCACAAGTCGCACAGCTACAAGCGGCTCCGATCATCTAATTGAGAACGATTCTTACAACCGCTTCACTGCTCCGGTTTGGGGCGCTTTTGACGGCGTAGATATCTTTAAGCCAGATCCATTCTACAATGATGGAATGAGTGGAGCTACAGAACTCACCAACTATGCCTACAACACTTACAAGCAGGCAATCGACACTGTTGCAGACCCAGATCTACTAGATATGAATCTACTAACTGCTCCGGGTCTAACCAACACAGGCTTGACCACAATGATGATTGAAGCCTGCGAAGACCGAGCAGATGCTCTTGCCCTAATTGATCTTCCCAATGTATACCTACCAGTTGCAGAGGGCTATTACAGCCGCACTGCTCGTGTTGTAGGTAACGCTGGGGGATCTGCTAGAGCCCTTCGTGATCGCCAGATTGATTCATCTTATGGCGCTACATTCTTCCCATGGGTTCAGACTTTAGATGAGAGAACCGGTCAGCTTCTTTGGGTTCCACCCACCGTTGCTATGATGGGTGTTATGGCTTCCTCTGAGAGATCTTCACAGGTCTGGTTCGCTCCAGCCGGATTTAACAGAGGCGGACTTTCTGATGGTGCTGCTGGTATTCCAATCTCAAATGTTAGCCAGCGTCTTTCCTCTAAGGAAAGAGACACCCTCTACGATGCTCGCATCAACCCGATCGCTTCTTTCCCAAGCACCGGCATTGTAGTGTTCGGACAGAAGACTCTGCAGGAGCGCCCATCTGCCCTAGACCGCATCAACGTGCGCCGTCTAGTCATCTACCTCAAGAAGCAGATTTCTATCCTATCTACACAGGTTCTCTTCGAGCAGAACGTACAGGCAACTTGGAACCGCTTCAAGGGTCTCATCGAGCCATTCCTTGCTAACGTCAAGGTTCAGTTCGGTATTACTGATTACCGTCTCATTCTCGACGAGAGCACCACAACCCCTGACCTAATTGATCAGAACATTATGTATGCAAAGATCATGGTCAAGCCCGCCCGCGCTATTGAGTACATCGCAATTGACTTTGTGGTTGCTTCTACCGGCGCATCATTTGACGATTGATAAACGGGGGCTTTTGCCCCCACCCACTACTTACTTATGAATTACAGGAGAACCTAACAAATGCCATTCTGGTCAACAAACTTCGGTCAAGACTCAACCCTAAAAGATCCAAAGCGTAAACATCGATTTACCGTAGAGTTCCAAGGAATTAACGCTGCTCAAGGTGGCGCGCTTCTTTGGTACGCTAAGACTGCTACTAAGCCCGGCTTCAGTGTTAACGCTGCCGAGCATAAGTACCTTGGTCACACATTTTACTACCCCGGTAATGTTACTTGGGATGCAGTAACAGTAACTCTTGTTGATCCTGTTGACCCAGACGTTACAGCCACTTTCTCTGACATTGTTGTAGCAGGTGGTTACACTCCCCCCACGGACGCCAACTCACTTGGAACTATCTCCAAGGCTAAGGCTGCTGGCGCTCTTGGTACCGTTTTAATCACTCAACTTGATGGTGACGGTAACCCAATTGAGTCTTGGACTCTTTGGAATGCTTTCATTATGAGTATGAAGCAGGATGATCTAGACTACACCAGCGACGATCTCTCTACAACAACCGTAGAGCTTCGTTTTGACTGGGCTAGAGTAGAGACTCTCACTAACTCTTCCGCTGTAAATGGTTCTGGTGGTAACGAGTTCTTTAGAGCATAATTTTAGACAATAACTAAACGCGAGGTGTAAATTGTCAAGAAATCAGGATCGTCTAGGCGGCGTTCAACAGCCTGACACGAGCCCTCCGCCCCAGCAGGGTGGCGGGGGTTTCTCGTTTGTAGTCCCAACTGAATTTGTGGACCTACCATCACAGGGTCGCTTTTATGCACAGGGTCACCCTCTTCACGGAAAAGACTCTATTGAGATTAAGCAGATGACTGCCAAAGAAGAAGACATTCTCACTTCGAGAACTCTTCTAAAGAAAGGCGTAGCACTAGAGAAACTAATTGAAAGCATTATAGTAGACAAGTCAATCAGACCTTCTAGTCTTCTTGTGGGTGATCGAAACGCTATCATCATTGCTGCTAGAGTATCTGGGTATGGCAATGATTACACCACTACAGTACAATGCCCTTCATGTGAAACAAAGCAGCAATACGAGTTTGATTTGAATGATGCCCACGTTGAGCATGGAAATCTTTCAGAAGATCTGGGTATTACTGATTACGGTGATGGAACAATTGGTTGTATTCTTCCAAGAACTCAAGCAGAAATTAGAGCAAGATTGCTCACTGGACGTGAAGAAGTTGCCCTAACAAACAAGAGAAATACTGAAGGTTTGGTCTCTAAGCAGTTGCGTTCTATCGTTGTTAGTGTAAACGGAGACTCATCTCCACAAGCGATTAATTATCTAGTTGAGAACATGCCCTCAAGAGATTCGCGTCACCTTCGTGCTATTATTCGCCAAGCAACCCCCGATGTCGATCTAACCCAGCAATTCTCTTGTACCAACTGCGGACATACACAAGAAATGGAGGTGCCGCTTACGGCGGACTTTTTTTGGCCTGACCGATGAATACAATGAGGGAGTTTATGAACAAATTTTCTTCCTCAAGTATAACGGTGGATGGAGTTTTTCTGAGGCTTATAGCCTGCCTATAGGTCTTAGAAACTGGTTTGTTAAGAGGACTATCAAACAGCTTGAGATGGAATCTGAAGCAATCAAGAAAGCCTCTAAGGGACAATCAAACTCTTCTTATCAAGAATTGACTCCAAGCAACCAGCCACCAATTCCAAAAGAATATGCTAGATAGTTTAAGGCTCCTTCGGGAGCCTTTGCTTTTTGTATAGATGGCTATTTATAGGGAGAGGTAACTTTGCATGGCTTTGACTCCAGAACAAGAAGCAGTAGCATTAGCAGCACAAACTGCTGCGATAGAAGATCAAGTCAAACTGCGTAAAGAGTTAAATGAATTAACTAAGCAGCAAATAGATTATTTGCTAAACAATCTACCACAAGCAGAAAAACTTTCCGCTGCTCAAGGTGAAGCGTTGGTTTCTTTGCAGATTCAAAGACAAAAAAACTTGGCTCTTCTACAAAAAGAAGTAGAATATTACAATGATTTGGTTACTCAAGCCAAAACAGAAGAAGAGCGCTCCAAAAACCAGCTAAAAGCTCTTCAAGCACGAATTGATAAACAAAAAGAGTTAGTAAAAGAAGGCAAAGCTGAACGATCTTCTATAAAAGAGATGGAAGAGGACTACGAAAAATTAGACAAAACTATCAAAGACGCTAAAGAAACAACAAATGAACTTGTTGGGGCATTTGGCGACTTATTGAAAGGAAATCTTACAGGTGGTCTCAAGAAATTAGGCGGCTCTTTGGTTAAAAATCTAAAAAACAAATTAATGGACAAATTCACAGACAGCATCTTTTCACTCGTCAGGGCTGGACCCAAGGGCATCGCTGCTTTAGGTGGACTAGCTGCTTCTTTTGCTTTAATAGGCGTAGCTGTTTCTATAGCGAGCAAGGTTATTAAATTGGCAATCGCAGTAGTCGATGCTTCAAATGCTTTTCAAAAAGCTACGGGCACATCAAATGAGTTTGCTTCAAGCCTCATAACAGTGGGTAACGATGTTCGAGCATTTGGCGGAACTATTGAAGAAGTAAGCGCCTCGTTCCAGTCTCTCTTTACAAATGTTTCTGATTTTACTATGATGTCTAAAGCATCTAGAGAAGAGCTAATCAAAACCAACACTGTTCTTTCCAAGTTGGGTGTCTCAAATGATGATCTTGCACGCAGTCAGCAAATCTTAATCAAGTCCATGGGACAGACAGCAACTCAAGCAGCCAAAACTTCTCGTGAGCTTGCTGCTCTTGCTATGGACATTGGGGTAGCACCTTCCAAGATGGCTTCTGATTTTGCTGCTGCTGGACCTCAACTTGCTAAGTTTGGAAGAGACGGAGTAAAAGCATTCAAAGATCTCGCCCAGACATCAAAGATTACAGGCATAGAGGTCAACAGGTTACTTGCGATAACCGAGAAGTTTGATACATTCGAGGGTGCAGCGGAACAGGCAGGCAAGTTAAACGCCGCTCTTGGTGGCAATTTTGTGAATGCAATGGAGCTTCTTACCGAAACAGATCCAACTAAACGCTTTGAACAAATGACCGATGCCATAAAAGACGCAGGAAAGTCTTTTGATGATATGACCTACTTTGAGGCTAAGTTCTTCGCCCAAGCAATGGGACTACAAGATGTTAATGAATTGGCTCTAGCCTTATCGGGCAACATGGATATGGTCGGTAAATTTACCAAGAAATCTTCTGCTGAATATGAGGCGCTTGCAGAACGCGCCGCCAAGGTCCAGAGTTTCCAAGAGAAAATGAACACCCTCATGGCGCAGTTGATTCCAATTGTTGAGCCATTAGTTAACGGCTTGTTGGCTTTATCAGATTGGATGATGGAAAACCTTGAAGTGGTTAAAATTGGATTTTCAGTGATGATTGGGCTAACCGCTGGTCTGGCGGTTGCAATGACTATATTGGCGGTATCTACTTTGGCTGCGGCATCTCCTTTCTTTGCAGTTGCTGCTGCAATAGGGGCTGTTACCGCTGTCCTTGCTGGATTAGCTTCTCTATTGTTTGTTCAATCATTCGCCTCTTCGTTCCTTGAGGGTATCGGCAAAGTTGGCAATGCATTTGGATTGATGGGAGAAAATGCCCAAGTTGCATCTGGTGACATAAAAGACTTAACAGGCGAAGCAAGCAAGCTGGCAAAAAATGGATTGTTTGGTAGCCAAGGGCTGAAAGTAGCCTCTGAGACAACCACAAAGAGTATAGGTGAAATGAACGTAGCGATGAGGGGAGCCTCAGTCGGTGCAGCCTCTGCAACTACAGAGGCAAACACCTATGCAATGTCTCAGGTAGGCGACACAATTACCACAAACACGCAGAATTACATGGGTTCTCGTGAACCAATGAATGTCAATCTAAATGTTGATGGTAAGAAACTAGCTATGGCTACAGTTGGACCTATGATTAGATCAACGGCAATGGGCTAAGGATTAAACAATGAACGAATTTAACATAAGAAAATACCAAAATGAAAATAGCACCATG